TTCATCGCACGTCTTGTAGATTGGGGTGACATCATCCGTAAAACATTCTATGATGGTGGTATCGAAGAGATCATTAGCACTCGTCGTTTGGTTCACATCGTTCGTGCATACAGTATCTTTAATGATAAGATGAAGTCTATTCAAGTCTGTGTGAATCGTTTTGATGATGAGACTAAGCAAGCATTCCTTGAACTTTATGACAAGGTAGATGCTGATGTAGAGTTACCTCAAGAGGAAGTTTAGTGACCATCTGGCAAGATTATATCAGCACCTATCGTTCCATGTTGCCCTGTAAGATTGAAAACTTATGGGCATCATGGCAAGCGAAGGGAACTTCCTTAAATGCGATAGATCATTCACATCCTTACTTACTTAAGTCTAGGCAGGTGGATATCTCTGATGGTAAGAATGTTGACATTTTTAATTGCATAGCCTATCCCAAGACAGGAAGTAATCTTCCTTGTTTTGGTATGGACTTGATGAAGTTTTCTGAAAAGAAAATCATTATAGTATTCGACTTCCAACATCCAACTGAAAACTATTTGTTTTCTGTGGATGACTTACCTAAACATGAAGGTGATTATCGGTTCTTTGAGCCAGGAAATCACTTCTCTGAAAATATTTACATTAGATATTGTACTCCGTCAGAAGTGAATGACCATTTAGATATGTTTATCACATACTTGACTAAGTACAAAAATATGTTAGAATTAGAAAAACCGACTGGTACAGATACCAGTGTTTACAAAGACTTTGATGCTTACATGACTAAACTTGATCCAGTGGGAGGATTTCTTGCTGGTAAGTTTGGAAAAGAAAAAGCAGATAGTCTTGTAAACAACTTCTTATTCTGCTATGATTAATTCATGGAGTTTACTTTACGATGAAATTTATGGAGATGATGAAATGAGCCCTTGTAAGACTGGACACAAACATGATGACAATACTGTTTTTACAGTAGGATCAGGAAATACTGCATCTTCTACTACTTTCAATATTGATGCACCAGATATTGAAAATATTAGTATTGATACATCTTCTTTTGATTATGATTTGAGTGGTGTTGATTTTACAGTTGCTCCATATGAGGAACCACCATGTACAACCACTCATTTGGATGATCTTATATTTGCGGAGACACCGACACTCGGTATAGAAACAGACAATCCTAGAAAATATAAAGAGGATGAATCCATCAAAGCTCTTAAGGATTATATTTCTACAACATACAATGGACATTATACTTCTAAAGAAAACAATGTCCAGACACTTGATCTTATTGAGTCAGTAGGAGATGCAGAATCCTTCTGTCGTTCTAACGCAATCAAGTATCTAAGTCGTTATGATAAGAAGGGACAAGCAAAACGTGATATACTAAAAGCACTACACTATTCACTCCTACTTTATCACTTCAGTGGGCAATTAAATGAAACTACGACCCGTGGCTATGAAACTTTCTGATAAAACTCTTTCAGTTCTTAAAAACTTTTCAACTATTAATCAGTCTATTCTTTTCAAACAGGGGAGTAAACTTCGCACAATTAGTGTGATGAAGAATATTCTTGCAGAGGCAACTGTAACTGAGGAGATACCTAAAGATTTCGGTATCTATGATCTAAATCAGTTTCTCAATGGACTCTCTTTACATCAAAGTCCAGAACTTGACTTTGTGAATGAAGGTCATGTTGTGATCAAAGAAGGAAGGATGAGATCAAAGTATTTCTTTGCTGATCCTAATGTCATTATTACTCCTCCAGACAAAGCAATTGATCTTCCAAGTGAAGATGTTTCTTTTGAATTGAGCACAGATCAATTAGATAAGTTACTTAAAGCAGCAGCAATATATCAACTTCCTGATCTAGCTGTGGTTGGTTCTAGTGGTGTGGTGAAGATTCTTGTGCGTGATAAGAAAAATGATACATCAAATGATTTTTCAGTAACGGTGGGAGAAACTGATAAAGAGTTTTCATTTAATTTCAAGGTGGAAAATATTAAAATTCTACCTGGTACTTATGATGTTTCTGTATCATCAAAACTTCTTTCACGTTTTACCAGTAAGAATCAAGATCTAACTTACTTCATCGCACTTGAACCAGATTCTACTTTTGGATAATGAGTAAAGATGTAGAAGCAGGAGGAGAAGATTCTGGATATGGATTTGCTGGTGCAAAGACATATATTGACGATCAGGGGTGGAGGCAACGAGTTCCCATCTCTGATCGTGCTTGTATTAGAATAGCATTGCATAATTCCATTAATCTTTGTGGTCTTAATAAAGAACAAGTCAAAAGACTTTATATAAAATATGGAGGCACAAAAATCCTATGAAACTGACTCAAGATGTGATCGATAAGATTCAGGAGGCTATGCTACACACCAAAATGAATGGTGATGTGAATTGGCAAGATGGTGATGAGATCGATGTGTGTTTGGGAGGAACCTTTGCAGGAGACAAATTTATTAGTATAATAAACAGAACACGTAGTAATACTACTAAAAAATGAAAGAGTTTGATTATGATCTCGATTACAAGACCCTTGATTTTACAGTTGAGGAAAATCGCAAACTTTATCGCATTGGAAGGGGAGAACAAGGAGTGTTATTGGTACGCCCTTATACTAACCTTATTTGTGCTCATTGGAGATTCAAAACTCCTAACGAGGCAGTAGCATCATCAAATAAGATATATGCAATGTATCTGGACTATAAAGACGAGAAAGACTTTATAGGTATGGATATGTGTCGTAAGTTCCTTGAGATGGGGTTTACTCGTGCTAGAAGGTATGCTAATCATAATTCAGGTAGAAAGTATAAGAAAGGAACAAAAGAGGTTTTACCACAAGAGCCTGATCATGCAACTAGTAAGTATGCACAATCTGCAGGAATCTTTAAGAAAGTTCGGGATGTTGTCGCAAAAAGTGAAACTTATGTTAGTATGAGAAAGCAATGGAGAGCATCTGAATGAACATTTTTGTAACTGATCCCTCACCTTATGTGTCTGCTCAGGTATTACCCGACAAACATGTAGTTAAAATGCCACTAGAAACATGTCAAATGCTTTCTATTGTTTGCTCTAAGAAATGGGGTCATGATTATGGTGAATTACATAAGAAAGATGGCACAGCATATTTTACAGAGAAGGGGGCATTTCGTGGTCACCCTTGTACCATATGGGCAAATGAATCACTTGTTAATACATGGTGGTTAATTGCTCATGGCATAGGATTGTGTCAAGAATATACTCATCGTTATGGTAAAGTTCATAGTTGTCAGAAAACTATAGAAGAAGCAGCAAGCATTATTCCTCTTCGTAAACCAACCACACCTACATCCTTTGCATTTGCAGGGCCTGACGAATTCAAGTATGATACCAGTATTGATATTTTTACTGCTTACAAAAGGTACATTGCCAGCAAACCTTGGGCTGCATCTAATTATCTACGTGATCCATCCAGAAAACCAGATTGGTTATGATTGAAATAATTGATAATTTTTTACCAGAAGAAGAATTTAAATCTATTCAATCTTTTATGATGGGTGGGGAATTTAGATGGTTTTATTCTGAAGGAAGGGCCTACGAAGATGATGGTTCATTTCTTATGATTCATATGTTCTATCAACCTGAAGTAGGTCCAAATAGTGAACATATTAACATATGGAACACCTTTATGAATAAGATAGAGGCTAAAGAATGTAAGAGGATAAAAGCAAATTTAACATTTAAAACCCTTACAATTGAACTTGGAGAGTATCATTCTGATTATCCTGATATGAAAACGGCTACATTTTATATCAATACTAACAATGGGTATACAGAATTTGAAAGTGGTGTTAGAGTAAGTAGTGTTGCTAATAGAGTATGTATTTTTGATTCTAATTTAAAACATCGTGGAACAACTCACACTGAAGGTGATCAACAAAGAATCGTTGTAAATTTTAATTATGCGTGATGAATTTCTCTGGGTTGAAAAGTACCGACCCCAAACTATTGAAGATTGTATTTTGCCAGAACAAACTAAGAAAACATTCTTAGAATTTCTAAATAAAGGTGAGATACCAAATATGCTTCTTGCTGGGCCTGCAGGATGCGGAAAGACTACAGTAGCAAAGGCCTTATGCAAACAATTAGGAGTAGATGTTTATGTTATTAATGGATCGGATGAAGGAAGGTTTCTTGATACAGTTCGGAATAGTGCCAAGAACTTTGCGTCTACAGTCTCTCTTAGCAGCGAGTCAAAGCATAAAGTCATCATCATCGACGAAGCAGATAATACCACTCCCGACGTACAACTCCTTCTTAGAGCGAGTATTGAGGAGTTCTCCAACAACTGCAGATTCATTTTTACCTGCAATTACAAAAACAAAATCATCGAGCCCCTCCACAGTCGATGTGCTGTTATCGAATTTGGAATCAAAGGAAAGCAAAAAGCAGACATCGCAACATGCTTTTTCAAGCGTCTTAACTCAATACTGCAACAAGAAAGAATAGAAGCAGATAAAAAAGTTCTAGCAGAATTAATTAATAAGCACTTTCCTGATTGGAGAAGAGTGCTTAATGAGTGTCAAAGATATTCAGTTGGAGGTAAGATAGATAGTGGTATACTTGCACATTTTAGTGACGTAAAGGTAAATGATCTCATTAAAAACCTCAAAGAAAAGAACTTTCCAGAAGTACGTAAATGGTGTGTCAATAACTTGGACAATGATCCTAGTGTATTATTGCGTCGCATTTACGATAGTCTTTACGAATCCCTTGTCCCTAGCACTATTCCTGCTGCCGTTCTTATTATTGCAAAGTATCAGTATCAAATCGCATTCGTCGCAGACCAAGAGATAAATATGCTTGCATGTCTCACTGAGATTATGGTAGAATGTAAATTCAAATGAATACCAAACAAAGAATAGAAGCTGCTGAACAACGAATCAAAGAGCTTCAAGAACTAATCAAACACTGGAAACAAAAATGATCTTTCTATCTCAACCATCAGTCTATCATTTACCTGGTACATGGGAAAAACAATCCATGATTCCTCATTTAAACCTTACTCCTGATCAAGGATTAATTTTATTTTTTGGTTTGCTTCTTTTTGGTTTAGTTGGATGGGGATTATATCTTACAGTGGGGGGAGGTAAGAAAGAATTAAGAGATCCTATTGACGAACATGCTAAAATGCATGAACTAGGTATCGCACATGGCCATGGAGGCAATAAGGAGGCATATGAGATGTCTGGAAAGTTGAGTCATAACCACGACAACGATTAAAATTTTATTTTATTATGATCATCAGTGAAAAAGATGCTATCTGGGGTGCAGATAAATTTATTGATTATTTTAAAAACTTTAAAACTATTGAGGACTATTTGCGTAATGCAAAGAATGAAGCAATAGGCAAAAGAACTGTAATGATACCTGGATTTTCACATAAGGATGAATTTCTTAATGAGGATATTCATCCTAGTGAGATGGAGTTTGAAGTCAAGGCAGTAGGCGATAGATTTGATGATAAGATTACTCAACAACAATTTATTGAATATCTGACGGCTACCTCATCACATGTAATAGAACATAATATTCCTGGTAGAGAATTACGTTGGATGGTATTTGAAAAACGAACCCAGAAGATAATGGGATTTATTCGTTTTGGTTCTCCTGTAATTAATTCTAAACCTAGAAATATTTGGTTTGGTAAACAACCAGATCTTTCTAGGTTTAATCGTCATGCTGTTATGGGATTTGCAATCGTTCCTTCCCAACCCTTTGGATACAACTATCTTGGTGGTAAACTTCTTGCTCTAATGTGTATCTCTCATTATGCAAGAGAAGAAGTAAGTAAAGTATTTGAAAAGGATATAGCTTTATTTGAGACTACTTCATTATATGGTTCTACAACTTCTGCTTCTCAGTATGATGGTCTTAAACCTTTCATACGATATAAAGGTTTAACTGACAGTAAATTTCTTCCATTACTTCATTCGGAATCTTTTCATGAATTGCATAATCATTTTACCTATTTAAATGATGGTAAACCATTAACAGAAAACAGAGCATCTTCTAAAAAATTAAAAAGACAAACGAAGATGATTTCTTGGATTAGAAATTCTTTAAAAGAACATGGTAAAGATGAAAAATTAAAAGAGTTTAATATTATTATTGATCAAGCATTTAATCTTACGCAACAGAAAAGATTTTATGTATCTGATTATGGTTATCAAAATGTTAGGGAAGTAATACTTGGGGAGCAAGATAAGTTAATACGTGGTCAGAACTGGGATAAATTTTACCTAGATAACATTATATCTTGGTGGAAACGAAAAGCAGGAAAACGTTATGAGAAACTTAAACAAGAAGGTCGTTTCAGAGATCAGGTCGAACTCTGGACAGAAGATGACAATATTCAAATAATACGATGAATCCAGACGAAAATCCTTTTTGGGGTGAACCAACTCCCACAGACCTTTGGGATGATATGAAAAAGCTAGATGAACTCTATGAAAAACTTGAATGGGATCATAGAGATTATCTGGAGATTGCTATTGAGGGTAATCATATCACTATTCGTAATAAATCTAGAGAAGGGAGATGATTGAACTTAAAGATTGGCTCAACTCTATAAACTTTAATAAGGAGAATCTTATTGAGGAAGATCCTTCTATAATAAAGGATTATGCTCCTTATATTATCAATCGTTGTTTATCAGGTAGTATTGATTCTGTCTTATTTGCTAATGAAATGAATAAGTATTCTTTCTTAGACAAGGACATGCAATATTCTTTTTATCTAAATACACTTAGGAAAAAGAAGAGATTCAGTCCCTGGCTCCGTAAGGATAAAGTCACAGACCTCGAAATCATTAAACAATACTATGGTTATAGTAACGAAAAAGCATCTAATGCTTTGAAAATATTAACCCCTGAACAAATTAAATTTATTAAACAACGACTTGAAACTGGAGGATCGAAATGACGACTACCACTGAGCCAACTGTACAATGGTCGCAAGACCAAATGGTAGAAGTGCTTCTCAATGAACCTGATGATTTTTTAAAGGTAAGAGAAACTCTCACAAGAATTGGTGTAGCATCAAGAAAAGAAAAGAAATTATATCAGAGTTGTCATATATTACATAAGCAGGGTAAGTATTACATAGTTCATTTTAAAGAGTTGTTTGCCTTGGATGGTAAACATGCCAATCTCACTGTTAATGATGTGCAGCGTCGAAATCGCATTACTCGTTTACTTGCTGATTGGGGACTTATCTCTGTGGTTAAATCCGAAGATGTGGCAGATATTGCACCACTCAATCAAATTAAAGTTTTAGCTTATAAAGATAAAGGTGACTGGATACTAGAACAAAAGTATAATATTGGAAAGAAAACTAAACCAACAGAGGACACGTAACTTTACGAAATTGATTAAAAAAAGTGCTTTACATATAAATAATTTTGTGTTAAAATCAAAACAAATGATCCTAAAATAAATTTGTTATGAGTATTAGGATAAGTACACTGGAGGTAAAATGCACAATTTAATCTCGTACAATAATCTCAAGGCATGGCCTTCATATGAAGAACCGCAAGGTACATATCAAATGACCGACTACTTTGAGTGTATCACTGACTGTGCTATAGATGATAGAAACTGCATCCGAGAATGCAGATTAGTTTTAGACTAGAAAACCGAATAGAATTGGGAGGGGTTTCACACCCCTCTTTTTAATGCTTACTTGTATAATTAGTAATGTACGCCTTCGGGGTACATACAAACACAAACTCGCTTAGTAAAGGAGCTACTATTATGACTTCCCTTGCACGTTACCACGCTGCTAATCTTCCAGAACTCATGGAGAAGATTAACAGGAACAGTATCGGTTTAGATGATTATCTAGATCGGTTTTTTAGTGTCAGCACTCAAACCAATTATCCACCTTATAATTTGGTTAATGTTAGTAATGTAGAGTCTCGTTTAGAGATTGCACTTGCAGGATTTAAAAAGAAAGAGGTGCATGTTTATACAGAGTATGGTAAACTAACAGTTGAAGGACAAAAAGAAGAAAAGGCTGATGCTGACTATGCCCATAAAGGACTAGCACAACGGTCATTTGAAAGGTCTTGGACACTCTCTGATGATACAGAAATCAGGGATGTAAAATTTGAAGATGGACTTCTTACCATTAAGTTGGGAAAAATTGTCCCTGAACATCACGCACGTAAGGACTGGTTTTAAACATGGCATTATCTCAACAAACACTAGACCATCTGCTTGAGGCAGAGAGTAGTCTTAGGGCAGCTGTTAGATCTGCTGCCACAAATGAAAAACCCATTGTGGTTACTCAACTATCTCAATTGCTGATGGACATTGAACGTGTGAGAGAATTTGAGAAACTACAAGACATCGTAGATGCCGAAATCCAGAGGAAAAGAGAGTCTTGACAGACTCTCTTTTTTTTCTTATAATATAGTGAGGTAAATGTAGACTATGACGGTAAAACTTGTTCTCTTAAAATCAGGAGAAGACATCATCGCTGATGTTACAGAGATGCGTGTAGGAGAAGATAAAGATGCAAAAATTATTGGATACTTTTTTGATAAAGCTTGTATTGTAAAACTTAAAGAAGGTCAAGACTCTACCCCGAAGAAATCTGCTTTTAAGATTTCTATGTTTCCTTGGATGCCTTTATCGGCAGATTCAAATGTCCCTGTTCCATCTGATTGGGTGGTGACTATAGTGGAACCTAAAGATCAATTAAAAAAAATGTATTTGGAGGATGTAGTAGGAAATGGCACAGACAATAAAGATAGTGACGTTAGTGAGTCAACAACTTCTCATTAGTGAGATTGAAGAAGTTGCAGCAACAGTTCCAGGTGAACCAGACTGTAAATTGATTAATCCTTTTCTTATTAAAAAAGATAATGTATTAGAGCCTTGGTTGCTTAATGTGACTAAAGATGATATATTCATGTTGAGTTCTGATAAGATACTTACTCTTGCAGACCCAACCCCCACTTTACTTGAAAAATATCAAGACCTTATTAAAGAATGAAATTCTACACCAATGTTCAACTAATCGGCAATCAGTTTCTTGTTCGTGGAGTTGAAAATGGTAGAAGGTATGAACATCGTGATGAGTTCTTTCCAACTCTATTTGTCAAATCAAAAAAGAAGACTAAATATAAAACGTTGAATGGAGAATCAGTTGAAGCAATTAATCCAGGTACGGTACGAGAATGTCGTGACTTCTATAAGAAGTACGAAGATATCGAGAACTTTGAGATATATGGGAATGACAGGTATATCTATCAATATATTTCAGAGAAATACCCAGAGGATGAAATCAAGTTTGACATATCTAAGATTAAACTTGTTACTTTGGATATTGAAACTACGTCTGAGCAAGGCTTCCCTGATGTGGAATCGTGCGTTGAAGAAATTCTGGCAATCACAATACAAGACTATACTACTAAGCAGATCACTACTTGGGGAAGTAAACCCTTTAAGAATACTAGGAATGATGTAATATATCATCATTGTCCCACGGAGTATGAACTACTCACATCCTTTATTAATTACTGGATGCAGGATGTTCCTGATGTAATTACAGGATGGAATATACAACTGTTCGATATACCTTATATTTGTAAACGTCTTGATCGGGTTCTTGGCGAGAAGTTGATGAAGAGATTCTCACCTTGGGGCCTTGTGACTGAAAGCGAGATTCATATTATGGGGAGAACTCATACAGTGTTTGATGTGGGTGGTGTTACTCAACTAGATTATATTGACCTCTACAAAAAATTTACTTATAAGGCACAAGAGTCTTATCGATTGGATTATATTGCTCAAGTAGAGTTGGGTCAGAAGAAGTTAGAACACTCTGAGTATGATACTTTTAAGGATTTCTATACAAATAATTGGCAGAAGTTTATCGAATACAATATAGTTGACGTAGAACTTGTTGACCGTCTGGAAGATAAGATGAAGTTAATAGAACTTTGTCTTACTATGGCTTATGATGCCAAGGTCAATTATAATGATGTGTTCTATCAGGTACGGATGTGGGACACCATCATCTATAACTATTTAAAGAAGAGGAACATAGTTATTCCTCCCAAGAATAGATCCCAAAAGAACGAAAAGTATGCGGGGGCTTATGTCAAGGAACCGAAACCAGGAAAGTATGATTGGGTGGTCTCTTTTGACCTTAA